TACAAGAGCAAATATCGCAATTAAGGAAAGAGATACATGGCATGCGATCAAAGTAATCCCGTCGCATTTGACCTGGCAACCGATCATCGTAGTGAAATTGAGAAGAAGCTTGATGGCCTTACGGACGACCTGCTTTGTGAAATTGAGAAGAAGCTTGATGGCCTTACGGACGACCTGCTTTATTTAGGCGATCAAATTCGCACGGGGAAGCTTCCTGGCAGCAACAACAATGCGTCACATATAAACATTAACGCCGGCGGGGTCGCCATTTGGGTGGCCGTAACCGCTTGCCTATGTTCGGCTGTCATCACAATCGTTGTGGCGATCTTCTTCCGGCTCGAAATGAGCGACTTAAAGACATCGTTCAATACCGAGGTTTCGGATATTCGAGACACCGAAAAGCTACACCGAGCCTATATCGACAAACTTAGACAGGACCAAAAGAAATGAGCGCAGCTGGTGCGGTAATCATCATTGATGTGGTTGGCAAAAATGGCGTTAATTATCAAGTGAGCGTCAATTGCCGTAACGATGCTGAAAAGGATCCGAAACTGCTGACGCAGCTTCTGCGCTCGGCTCTAACGCAGGAAAAGGCTAAGCGTGGCAATGGCTGAAATCGAAGCCGTGGAACCAAATGTTCCACGCGAGACATTCCAAGGCCGTCATTGCGACGCCTTTTCGATCGAGGCATTGAAAAAGAGGGAAGGATTAAAGCTCGTTCCCTATCTCGATGACGCCGGGGTTCTTACTTGCGGTTACGGTCATACCGGGCCGGATGTGGTGGATGGCGTCATCATCACGGAAGAACAAGCCGAATTGTGGCTGAAACGTGATTTGATCGAACCCGAAGTTGTTGTTGATACGCGGGTGACTGTCCCGCTAACCGACAGCCAGTTCGGCGCCTTAGTCAGTTTTGTTTTTAATGTGGGCGCTGAGGCCTTCAAAACCTCAACACTTCTCAAAGTTCTGAACGCCGGCGATTACGCGAGCGTGGCAACCGAGCTGATGAAATGGGTCAACATCACCGACCCCGTCACTGGTAAGAAGCGCCGCGCCAATGGTTTGGTGAATCGACGTGCGTCTGAGGTAGGTCAATGGGCGCGTGGTAGCAGAACCAGCGGTGCTAACGTCTCAGCTGAACCAGCGCCATCGATCGTTCGTAAAGTCAGCGTAATTGCTGGCGGAGCCGTTGCCGCGGCGGCTGGCGCTGCTGGGCCGGCGTTAGATGCATACCAAACTTATCGTCCGATGTTGGATTCAGCCACGACCAGCGCTATCAAAAGCGTACTCGGAACGATCGTAGCTGGGTTGGCAGTCCTCGCCATCATCAAGCATGTGCGGGATAGCAAATAATGCCGTTCTTAACACTTATTTGGGGTCTTTTAAAACAGATTCCTGGATGGTTATGGATTGGATTTGCCGTCATTGCGTTTATCGGCGTTGATCATTTTGTCGCATATCGCCATGGCTACGCCGATGCAAAGACAGAGTGGGAAGCGAAGTTAAATGAAGTCGTTGCTCAGGCTCAGGCTGAACACGATAGCCAACAAAGCGCCGTAACCGCACGCGCAGAACCGGAAAACGCCGAACTGCTGGCTAAGTTCACCGAGATCAAAGGGCAGCTTGACGCGCTCAAGCGTTTAGCGCCGACAAAGATGCCCGGCAAATCGGCACCAGTGAATTGCAATGCGGACTTGGCACGCGTGCAATGGGTTGACGAAGAATGATGCGCAAAGTTGTTGTTTCCGCGCTGACAGTTTTTCTGATCGTTCTAATTGTCACCTTCATGATGTCGATTCAGGGTTGCTCGGTCTGGCGCGTGATCGCTCAACCAGCACCGATCGAAGCCCATTGCAGTGCTGAATGCTTCGCAGTGTGCTCGAAAATCCCCAAGTGGGGTGATGGCAATCGGGATACCGAGGATGCGCTATTGAAGTTAGCGCGCCTGGTAATCAAAGAGTGTGAAGCTCGCCGCGGCGCATGCGCGCAATGTCTTGATCGTTTGAAAGAATCGAAGGTGATCTTGTGAATTGCCAAGTTAGGCCGGTGCCTGAGTTCGATCTTTACATGTATGAAGGTCAGGCATGGGATCAGCCAGAGATCACGCATGAGACTGATTCAGATACGCCGGTACCAATGGACTTCACCGGATTTGAAGTGCGGATGTTTATCGAAATCTCACCGACAATTACGTTAACACTGAGTACTTTAAGTGGAACATTGGTCTTTACATCAATCACCGGTGGACGCTATCGAATGAATTTGCCACGCACCACCGTTGACGCTCAGCCATTCGATGGTGCAGAGCAAAGATGGCCCTATTATGTTGATTATTACGACCCACTGGTAAGTCCAGAAGCGCCTCATTTGCTTCATCGTGGAACCGTCATTGGTGTGCCGAGGCTGCCGTTATGAGCCCGTCAGAAGTAATGCAAGCTGGTTGGCGGGTTATCGTCCAATGGGGGGGAATTCAGGGAACACCGGGAACAAGCGGTGGTGTTGTGCATGGCGCAAATCTAACTGCCGCCGCGCAAATGGTTCCTGGCACTGGTAATGACTATGACGTCAGTGGCATTAGCACCATGAGATTCGTGAAGCCGCATGCCAGCTGGGTTATTGGTGGACCGATTTGCTTCAACTGCACAGGCAATCCCCCAATAGACCATAACGCATCGCCAGTACCCTCTGGATTCGTACCGTTCGTCTTGGACAGTTCACTAAATTACACGCCCGCAGGCGCAAGCCCAACGCTTTGGTATTTCCGCTACAACGGTATTGCCTTGCAACAAATCAGTCGGACCAACTTCTAATGCGCAGAATCCTTTTACTGCTGGCGCTATCGATCGCGCCATGGACAGCTATTGCCCAAATATCAGGCTATGCACACCTAGGTGCCGATGGGAAAGTGCTGCCGGCTGAACTTCCCGCTGGCTCGGGCGGTATTTCTGGATCGGCCACTGCCGGTCAGGTCAGCTATGGCACTTCGGCTGATGTGATTACCAGCAGCCCAAACTTCCTATTCGATGCGGCATTTAGCCACCTTACTTTGATTGGTGATGGCAATGACTTAAACCTCAATAGCACCGGCAGCACTGTTGGATCATGCTTGGCCTTAAACCATACGGGCTTCGGTGGAAATTTGTTCCAGATTTGCTCGACCGGGGCGGCGGACGCCGGCGGTCAGGGCAACTTGATGTTCCGCAATTTCTCAACCGGCTATTACCCGATCTACATCACTGGTAGTGGCAATTTCGGCATCAACAATACCAACCCATTGCAAAAACTTGATGTTGTTGGAAATCAATATCTAAATGGATTTTTGCAGTTTAGGGATGATTCAACTACCAATACTGAATTTGCGGCAGTCGGTTATGCGCAGCAAGTGGTGGGCGGTACAAGTGGCGTCGCTATCCAGTGGATGCCAACTAGTGGTCTGCGTCTTAAATACGCGCTAAGTGGATCAGCCGGTGATCGTTTGTCTATTCTTAACGACGGGTCTATTGGCGCTGTTGATGGCAACGTATCGTCACCTACTTATTCGTTCCTAAGCGATACCAATACTGGCATGTATCACAGCACCACTCATGTGCTGGATTGGGCCATTAATGGCAGCCGCGGGATGTCGTTATCGGCATCCGGGCTGTTAGTAGATCCAAGCGCAACCGACGCTAATTTGCTAATCGGCAATCAGGTGCGAATTGGGTCTGGTGTAAGCATCGCCAGCGTTAACGATGCGCTTTCGGCAAACACGCCGCTTGAGTTACGGTCAAGCACAATGCAATTTACATCTGTTGGCGCTAATCCCATAATCTTTGTTAATGAGGTTGCAGGGCCAGCATTGACAGAGGTAATGCGTGTTGCGGCAGATGCCAATGGTGGTCAAGTTACTATCGGTAATAGTTCCGCCGCCGGCATTGTTTCCAGCACGCAACGTTATGTTGATTTTGCCCAAACGATCACAGACTTTACACCAACCAATTCTTGGCGATTGCATAGTGATAGGCTAATTGTTGACCCTGCCGTCTCATCGGCATCTGACACGGCAACCGCAAGCTTTTCACAAGTATCCATACCGAACACAAATTCTAACGACTTCGGCAATCTTATTTCCAATACGGCGATTACTTCTCACGCTGGTAGTGGTGCGGTTAATCAAAACATAGCCAGGAATACATCCGCTACTTTAACCGGGGCTGGCAGTATTACTACCAATGCTGCCGATAGTATTACGTGCCAGGCGACTGCCGCATCCGCTGGCACGATCACAAACAATTATTGCAACGTGTTCAATTCTGGAAATCAGAGCGCGTCCAGCACCGTGACGGATGACTTTGTAACGATATACAGAACACCGAGAACGGTCGGGCCTGTTACTAGCCACCGTGCTATTTATGCTGAGGATCAAAGCGGGGCAACCAATAGCCATTTCATTTACTCGGAAGGCGGTAAGTCATATCACGCCGGCAATTTCGGAATCGGTGTTGGTAATACAAACTCACCAGCACCATTAAGCATATTAACCAATCTATATTTCGGAACTACCTATGACGGTGCAGGAGGATGGGCAAGTAACCGCACCGCTGCCGTTTTAGATAACGGGACGATCCGCAGTAGTTGGCAAATGGTCGGGTCTTCGATAGCAAGCTTTGGAACTGAATCGAATCATGGGTTGCAGTTCTTTACGAATCAAACCCCAGCATTAACGATAAACAATGCTCAACAATCAGACTTTGTTGGTTCAGCAACGTTTGAAAGCGATGTCAGTGTTAACGGTCGCATCCTTGGTGCGATGGGGACGGTTACCACCGTTAACGATCTTGTCTTACCTGTTACCGGTAATCTAATCAGCTTAACTACCAACGACCCTATCAATACGATATCCCTTGCAGGTTGGACGCCAGGCTCAAGTGTAACGTTGTTATGCAATTCAAACGTGGCGATCAACCATAACGCTACAGGTGCGTACGCCCCAATCTTGTTGGAAGGATCAGTGAACCTTACCTGTATAGCCGGTGGCAATATAACGCTAATGGATGATGGTACTAACTGGCGGCAGACGGCAAAGACAATGCCATGATGACTAGCGGTCTAACTATAGCTGCATTAGGCGTAGTTCTAATGCGCATTGAGGTTACTACATCGTGATCATTTTGATATGCAAGTATACATTGCAGGGTCCCTCCGGATTAATTACAAATACGGGTAGTAAACGTCGCAATTCATAGCTAGTGCCAGGAACTTATTGAATTTCCTACCTAATGCAATCAATTACGCAAGAACAAGCTGCAGCAATCGTTGGATTGTCCTCGCGAAGGCTTAGGCAACTGAGCAATGAAGGGGATCCACCTCAACTGGATGAGTTCGGGCAGTTCCCACCGGAATCGTTCGGGCAATGGTTGCGGCGACGGATCACATCGGATCTTGGGGTATCGAATGATGGGAAAGTCTACGACCTCAATATCGAACGAGCCCGGTTGACGAAAGCTCAAGCGGACAAGACGGAATTAGAGGTTAAAGAAATTCGAGGCGAGGTGATCCGGCTGCCACTGATTGAACAGCACTGGCAGTCTATGGTTGCGAGCATGCGGGCAAAGCTGCTCTCGCTACCAACAAAGGCTGCGGCACAGACTGCTACACCGGAAAAGTTGCAGCAGGTAACGGACATTCTACAAGCATTGGTTTACGAAGCGCTCTCTGAGATAGCAGGTGATGCAATACCTAACGAAGTGCGAGACAGAGTTGCTGCTCAGGGCCGAGCAACGGACCAGGATACTAGCGAAACCGCCGCCGAAGCTGACGTTAAGTCAGTGGGCAAGCGAGAAGCTAATCCTAAGCCCAGAGGACAGCGCCGAGCCCGGAAGATATCAACCCACTAGAGCGCCTTATCAGCGCGGGATCATGGACGCGGTTAGCGATCCATTGGTGCCAGAGGTGGTGTTGATGACTTCAAGCCAGGTTGGAAAGACGTTAATACTCAAAGCGATTATTGGGTATTTCGTCGATCAAGATCCATCAACTATTTTGATGGTTCAACCAACACTGGAGTTGGGCGAGACGTTCTCAAAAGACCGGCTAGCCCCGATGGTGCGGGACATGCCGTGCTTGCGCGCGAAGATTGCTGATCCAAAAACGCGCGATAGCGGAAATACGATTTTGCATAAGCGCTTCCCTGGTGGGCATCTGACCATTGTGGGCGCGAATGCAGCCGCTGGGTTGGCGGCACGACCGATCCGTGTGTTGTTGTGCGATGAGGTCGATCGCTACCCGGCATCGGCTGGCACGGAAGGTGACCCAGTCAATCTAGCCAGAGCTAGGTTGAAGACGTTTTGGAATCGCAAGGTTGTTTTGGTTAGCACGCCCGGCGATGAGGATATTTCCAGGATCAACCCGGCGTGGTTGCTGAGCGATCAGAGAAGGTATTTTGTTTCTTGCCCGCATTGTGGGTTTGAACAACACCTGCAATGGGCAAACGTCAAATGGACTGACGATGATCCGAATACTGCGCTTTACATGTGTGAAGGCTGTTCTGTGCTTTGGACTGAGGCCGAACGCATTGACGCATTAAAGCTCGGACGTTGGATTTCAACTTATCCAGAGCGGCGTATCGCAGGGTTTCATTTGAACGAAATCTATAGCCCGTTCAGGAAGCTTTCTGAAATTGTGGATGATTTCTTAAAGGCCAAGGATTACCCGGACAAGCTTAAGACCTGGGTAAACACCAGCCTGGGTGAGCCATGGAAAGAGCAGGACGAAGGCGAGCGTGTTGATGCGGATGCTCTGGATGCGCGCCGTGAGCCTTATAGGAATCCACCGGAGGGTGTCCTATTAGTCACGATGCAATGCGATACACAGGATGATCGCATCGAGATTGAATTTGTGGGTTGGGGCATAGGCGAAGAATCCTGGGGGCTCGATCATGTGGTTTTGCGAGGTAACCCAGGTGAACCAGAGTTATGGAAACGGTTGGATGACCAACTTGCACGGACGTTCACTCGCGAAGATGGCGCGGTATTTACCGTAGCCGGGTGCGCGATCGATTCGGCTGGTCACTTCACCAACCAGGTCTATGAGTGGACAAAGAGGCATCGATCACTCGTTTACGCGGTTGTTGGCAGGTCAGGTAAAGGAAGGCCGCTTGCTACAACGAGTAAGGCGATATTAAAGAAGCATGGAATTCGCCTGCATATCGTCGGTACGGATACCGCAAAAGAACTACTGCTGATGACGAGGGTTCGGATCACTACACCAGGTCCGGGTTATTGCCATTGGCCGGATTTTTATCCAAGCGATTATTTCAAGCAATTGACCGCTGAACGCCGCATCGTGAAATACAGCTACGGTCGCCCGATGCATGTTTGGGTAGTTAAGAAAGGTGACCGCAACGAAGCGCTTGATTTGCGCGTGTACGGGCTCGCCTTGATTGCATTACTAAGACCGAATTTCGAGGCGCTTGCGGATCGCGTGAAGCCGGGATTACCGGTGATCAATCAAACCGTAATTGAACGAAGACCTTCTTCTTACTTGAGTCGCCGATGAGCTGGACACTAACCGATCTTACTGCAATCGAGAACGCGATTAAATCCGGAACATTGGATGTCCGCTTTTCCGATCGCCGTATTGTTTATCGCAGTCTCGATGAGCTGTTGAGGATTCGAGACATTATCCGCGGTGATCTTGGCTTGATCGTCGATGGTGGTCGATCACATCGGTATGCATCGCATAGCAAAGGGTTAACGTGAACGCTCTGGATATGGTGATCGCAGCGTTCGATCCAGTTCGAGCGCTAAAACGATCACGTGCGAGATTGCAGCTGGAGTTCGTAAGGCGATATGAAGCGGTTGCAAAGGGTCGGCGTACCGAAAGTTGGTTAACGCAAAGTACGAGCGCCAATGCGGAAACGCTATTAGCGCTTGCTTCCCTACGTGATCGCAGCAGAGACCTCGTCCGTAATAACCCTTGGGCAGCACGTGCGGTCCAGGCGATTGTAAGCAACACTGTTGGGCATGGCATTACAGCGAAAATTGATGCGCCGACAAAGACCGCAGCAAAGAAAATAACGCAAAAGTGGAAAGACTGGGCGGAAACATCAACATGTGATGCTGATGGTCGGCATGATCTTTATGGCTTGCAAGCTTTGATCGATCGCACTGTGACAGAAGCTGGCGAATGCTTGGTTCGTAGGCGTTGGCGAAAAGTCTCGGATGGACTACCGGTACCGTTACAGATTCAGGTGCTTGAGCCGGACTATTTGGATCACAGCCGGAACGAACTTTTACCGAATGGTGGTCGAATCATCCAAGGTGTTGAGTTCGATCCAATCGGGCGGCGGGCAGCATATTGGCTATACCCGGATCATCCGGGCGATGTGATGTCCACGAGGTCGATGTCACGGCGGATTGATGCTGGCGAGATCGCCGCAGTGTTCCGCGTGGATCGTCCTGGTCAAGTAAGGGGTATCCCTTGGGCGGCACCCGTGGTGCTGACTTTACGCGATCTCGACGATTACGAAGATGCCTATCTGTTTCGTCAAAAGATCGCGAACTGTTTCACTGGCTTTATTTACGATATGGATGGGCAGGGCGGAACAACCACCGCACCGGTGGCTGAAAGTATTGAGCCTGGGCGCTTAGAGTTCTTACCGGCTGGGAAGGATATCAAGTTTGCCGTACCGCCGCCGGCGGGTGATTACGGGTTATTCACAAAAGATATTTTGTTACGAATAGCTGCTGGTTTCGGAATAACCTATCAAGCACTAACAGGTGATTTGTCCACGGTTAATTTTTCCAGTGGTCGGATGGGCTGGTTGGAATTTCAGCGCAACATTGATACCTGGCGTTGGCACATGCTGATTCCGCAGGCATGCGACGTTATATCGAAATGGTTCCTTGAATCGGTTGAGCTTAGTCAAGGAATAAACACGGATGGTGTTCGTTTCAACTGGACACCACCACGCCGCGAAATGATTGACCCGAAGAGCGAAGTGCCGCCTCTAATTTCTGCGATTCGGGGTGGCTTAAAGAGCCTACCCGAAGCGCATCGTGAGTACGGTATGGATTCCGAAGAAGTTCTCAATGAAATTGCTCAAACGAATTCATTGATCGACCAACTGAAACTTACGCTAGATACAGACCCACGTCATACCACGTCGAACGGGTCTGCGGTTCAACAAGACCAGAACACCCCAGACCCAAATATCACGGGTAATTAGGAGCACCAATGTCTAAACAAGAACTGCATGGCCCGATGCTTACTCGGGCTGTGGCGGCGGATGCTGCCGTACAGGACGCCACCACGAGACGAATTCGAGTGTCCTTCGCATCGGAGGACATGTTGGTTCTTCGCTCATCGTGGTTCGATGAGCCTTGGCTTGAACGGCTAGGCCTTAGTCCTGAAGAAGTTGATCTGTCTTTTTTAAATGGTGGTACTGCGCCAGTGCTATGGGGACACGATCAGTTTGAGCGAGATAACAATATCGGGGTAGTCGAGCGTGCGTGGGTTGAGGGCGGTCGTGGATACGCCGATATCCGATTGTCTATGCGTGACGATGTTGGCGACATCATGCAGGACATTACCGATGCAATCCTTTCCAACATCAGCACTGGTTATCAAATTCAAGAACGAACATTGGTAAAGCAAAACGAGGTCGGACCTTCCGAATACCGCGTTACACGCTGGATGCCATTAGAGATTTCGCTGGTTTCTATTCCAGCGGACGCAACCGTAGGGGTAGGTCGGTCTACCGAGGCCTCTACGAATTTCCTTGTTACAGACCTACCTAATCAACTAGAGGTGAGAAGTATGGACGTTACTACTGAGCAATCCGCTCCGAATACCGAAACAGAAGTTGTTCCACCGAATACCGAAGCCGTGCAACAACGAGCGCATACCGCTGGTGTTGCAGAAGAACGCACACGGGTTTCCACTATTACGGATCTGTGCACCAGATCGAACATGCCGGCTGAGTTCACGCGTGAGCTGATTAAGTCGTCTATGACCGTGGAAGATGCTCGTGCAAAGGTATTGGATAAATTGATTCAAAAGGATCCT